GCGGTGTCACATGTTAGGCCCTATAAGCTATGCTTATAGGGCGTACCGATGGTTGCATATAGGCAACCATCCTAGGCCCTATAAACGTAGTTTATAGGGCGTACCAATGTGACACCAATGTGTCGCATGTTAGGCCCTATAAGCTATGCTTATAGGGCGTACCTCAACCCTCCCATACCAGAAGAAATCGTTACCCAATTCAAGCTCTCCACATACACGCCAATCGTATACTGATAAAATGTATTTGCAGGTAACGGGTATACATTCATATCCAATTGCAATGATTTAATCCGACTACTATTAATACTACCCCGCGGTTGTGTCAACGGAGAAGCCAGTGCAAATGGATATACAAGAATACCCGAGTCAGGAACACCTGTTAGATACTTCCACGGAACCACCTCTGTAAAATACCGATATGGTTTCTCCTCCTGCAGCGGATTACCATCCCCTAAAATCGTAAATGTATTCAAAATAGACTGCTGCCCATTTACCACAAACTTGCCTGTACTTGACGTTAGATTAACATAATTTGCCCACCCGCCATCATTTGCAATAAATGGTGCCTTCGCAGGATTAATCCAGTTCGTAAAGTTTTGCACCTGATTACGATTCAATAATGAGTCCGAACGCCGCGGCAACATAATAATACGCTCAATTGGATTATGTACATCCAACTCAATAAACTGTCTCGCAACAATACTATCAAAAGAATACGATGAAATCTGTCTCACTAAGTACTGCAATGATTCCGATGAAAATTGCGTACGTTCCTCATCTGTAATATAAACATACGACATCTGAATGGATGGATTCAACGGCCATGTATTTAACAGTGGCTTTGGTGTTCCCACATCTGTTAAAAAGTTGTTAATTGTAACATCCGAAATATCTGAAACTGTACTATAATACACATTTAATGGCTGTAATGCAACAGGAGACGGATTGTATTGATATCCTGGAGCCACTTGATAACCATTTATATCTAATACACGATACAGCTGATTAATCGGACGAAGCGTAATTTGGATTTCACATTCATGATATTGTAATGCAACCAGCGGAAGAGCCTCAAAGGTAGATTCTGAAAACCAAAATGGCAATGGTACCTGAATCTGTCGCCCTGCAATGGACGGACGATTGATATTTGGCGGTGTAGTAGTAGAACCCGTTGCACCATTATTATTATATACCAGTGGATACCCTGTTCCAGTTGAGCCACCTCCATATGTTCCATTAGCCGGGTCGGTTATATCAGGGATATCTCCAACTAACTTTCTCCATTTATTATACGTAAATGCATCATAATCACATTGTGCTTTTGCAATCATATAATCACCATTATATTCCTGGATTTTCTGACCACCAATAAAGAATGCAACATTCTGTATTAAATGACAGCCAATAAAATTCGCCCATGCAAAATTATATTGAGCTGTTCTAGGTGCGGCTGTCTGTAAATCGATATATTTACAAAAAATATCTGGCAATGTGAATACAAAATAAATGTCACGCACCAAATCAGCAATACGCTGTAGTTTCAAGCGCACTTGAATCGGTTGGGAATAAGAAAGCTCCTGAGGACCATCCATAGCAAATGTAACCGACTCTTCCGCAAAATGACTATATTTTTTATAGGTCTTGTAGAAATAGGTGAAATCTGGATTTCCACTTAGTAATACATTCTGTGCTCCGTAGGCAACAAGTGCAAAGAGACCGCCACCTGGCATTGCTAGTGTTGTTATAGGTAATATACTGATTCTTTATGCTTTATGGTTTATGTAAACCTTATCTAATAAATTAGATTGTATCAATACATAATAATTAATAATTTTATCATAATGCATTTCACCATCACCAGGCATCCCCATTGCATCCAATAAAACTGTATCTTCATTGTAATTAGATCCGTTTATTGATAGATAATGCATATTAATCAAATCCATCGTATATTTATCATTATTTAATGCATATAATGCTTTATTATAAAAAGGCTGGTCAACTGTAAAATAAGTGCTATCTTTTTTATATATGCTTCCAATCATACTCATCAGGTGCTGATATAGCTCCTTGCCATGTATAATAAACTTTCCAGAGCTAAAACCAGGTGCATTCTGTGTAATAGGTGCTAATTCCTCTGATGTAAAACAAGCTCCATAGTTTGAGTTGTGTAGCTGTCCTTCTACATGAGTGCGAATGGTGTTTGGTGGTATACCCTCATATAATGTACGTAATGGTTTGAGTATCAAAATATCAATATCGCAATACATATAAATATCTTGCATATAGTCTATTCTCGCATACCTCATCATCATTCCATCGAGAATCGTTTCAGGAGGCGGATATAATAATATTTGTATAGGGCATACTGCATTATAATGTACTAATGCAGTAAATACCATATTATTCTTACAATAATCATATGTATCTGAATCCATTTTAATATGAATGATATCGGATGGTCCAAGACCAGCATTTTTCATACAAAGACTTAGCCAAATATTAAATATGGCTATGTATTTGTTTTCAGATACACTCTTCCCTTTTATGGTAAATAAGTTACAATCGAGACATAATGACATTATTACTAGATTGTATATTAATACTTTAGGTCACTGCCGTTTTTATCGTGCACCCTCTGTCCACCATGTATCCGCTAAATAAGGTGGTATATCTGCAACAGCAGAATCATCCATTTTAGAAGATGGTCCGCGATCCATCTCCTTCTGAATCTCTGCATAACACAGTGCATAATTAAAATAGGTAAGACGGCTCATCATTCCTTCCATCCGTCCAAATACATTTAATTCAGGTGGTTTTGTAGAATCAATATCGATTTTCTTAACAATGCGTCGTTTACAGAAACACACCAAATCCTGAAAGTTTTGATATGGTACATATCCTTCAAACGATTTCTTCTTTGATAGATTGCCATTCACATAGATTTCAAACGCATCATTCTTACAGACAAGTGCGACATGTACCCATTTATTCAAGGGAAAATTATCAACTTCCATATAATTATTCCATGTCTTAAATGTATTCATATACACACGCAATGTATTTTTATCAGAGCGCATATATACACCAGGTGCCAGAAGAGGAAATTGTGAGGTATATCCCTTGTGAAAAATGTGTAATAGACCATATTGATCATTGAATGTGGATGGATTTACATTCAAATAAAAGGAATAAGTAAATTCAATTCCTGTACGCTCATTATCAGATACCTGTAATTGATACTCTTTATTTTGTTTTGGATTCTGTGGGAATGTCTTCATATTATCTGTGGTACATGTATTCGGTATAAGATCCACACGATTAATGGACATGCGATTTAAGTACTTATAAATAATTTCTAAAAAGATAAACATGAAATACACGATAATTACAAGTATAATCGGAAAGATAAACTGTTGTACAGCACCGGACTTTGATGAATTGTTCAGTTGCGGTGTTATTTGATTTAGCGCTGCTGCCATCTATTATCTACACTATGTAATAATTTATTATGCAGTTGTTACTGCAATTTTGATATTCGGTGCAAAGAACGATCCAAGTAATCCACCAATTGATGTAATTGGCTCGGGACCTGCCATATAATTTTTATAGATTACTTCGGGATTCAATGCAGTATCATACATGATCATATTAGCAATTTGTCCACCAAATCCCTCCTTTTCCAATGCAACCCCCGTATATCCACTGGAATCTACCTTAAACGGATTAGGTAGTACACAGGAGCGTGACAATTTACCATCAATGTATACATCTACTGTCTTTCCATTCACTGCAACCGCAATGTTCACCCAACGCTGCATCGGTATTTCACGAATATCACATGTACGAGAACTATCTAATAATCCAGATCCAGTCTGCGGATTATCATATGTCATAGTGTAAGTAGATGTATCAAGAGAATCGCCTTTATTTATGGCATTATCACTTGATGAGACATCTCTATTCTTTGAATCAAGGCGAACATGTAATGTAGGAGTAACTGCTCCAAGATATATTCTAATGGTATCAAAATTGGTGGCCGCCGAGCTTGATTGGTCTGTTTTACCGCCAATTCGCAGAATAGACTTATTCTTGTTGGCACGATGATGCCAGTCTGTGATATAAATCCATGTAGATACTGTAAACTCACCACCTTCATATAAAGGTGCTAGTTGCCCAGTTGAAAAAATAAGGGGTTTGTCTGCAGGGGTACGTGCAGACTGTATACTTGTAATAAGAGGGTATGCATTATTCTGTTTCGGACCAAACAAATACTGATATAAAAAATATAAACCAATTAATCCAGCAAATACAATAAATACAGGTATCAACCTTGTTATCATTGATTGCGATGACGAATTATTTATATTTTTTATGATGTTGTTAGAGTTCATCCTTCTGTATTATATACATATTAAGCATATGGTGTCTGCCATTTTAGAAAAGGATTATTCGGCGAATGTGTAATATTATCACATGGTAAACCGGGAGGACATTGAGCAGATATTTTAAAACTTGGTAGCGACATTAACAGTGAATTTGACTCTAAAATTTCATTATTTGAATTAACATAGATACGTCGCTGGCGCTCTACTTCACTTGGTGAGAGCCGTTTTGGTGTAATAACAACATGAATCACTTTACCCATAAGTATTGGATTTCCTGCAACAAATTCATTCGAAATAACAACCGGGTAATATTCCAGTTGTTTTGAAGCAACAATACGATTATCATACATGACATCAAAACGTCGGCCTTCACGTAGAATAGTAATACATATCCATTTTTGTCTCGGAACTGGAGGCAATTCAATGTACTCTACTTGTTGTGTACCACTGTTATTTGTTATGATACGAAGCCTTGCAGATGTATTCGTTTTTGTAGAGGTATTTGTAATTTCAAGCCACCAATTTCCATTAATATACAGTATAGGTATGTAATCATTGCTATAGCCCACTGTACGATTACCAGGTTGAATATTAAAGAAACCCATTACCGTAGATCCACTTGAACGTAATAGGATAGCCTCTGCAATATCACTTGTAGCAAGAGTGATTTTTTTATTTAATTTCTGCATGCTTGTAGCAAGATCCATATTAGATGAACCAACATTTGTATAAATAAAATAGACTGTTACTGCAATAATGATAACTATTAAAATTACTTCAAGAATAGTAAGTGACATAATCCATTGTGTAATAGCATTAAACCATTCTGATAGAAATTCGAACATCTGCTGCTATCTAATTGTAATATTTATTACGATATGCAATTAGAATGGTGGTACAGATGGTGAAGGTTCGGAAGGTCCTCCAGTACATCCTGAAGAGGATTGTATAGGCGGTGCATTAAAATCCGCATCTTTTGGCATAGGAGGTTCTGCACTATAGATTTGATGACTATTCAGGATATTGTTCCATATTTTAAGGTTCTTCATTTTAACAATAGTGGATGATGCGCTAGTAATATCATTCTTAACATCCATCAACGCGGCTTCATATTTACGTGTTTTCATTAATTTACCATTAATAAATACCTCCATTGCGTGTTCCATAATAACTACACCTAGACGAAATGTTTTTTGAATAGGTGCATTTTCAATAATAATGTCCTCTGAATGATTATTCGCATTCAAGACAGATACAATTAAGTCTGATGTATTTGGTTTCAAGGCAACTGCAAAATTATATCTGGATAGAACAGTTAATATCGTATCACCTTGTTGTGGAGATGTACGTAGTTCTGCCCCTCTGCTTAAAAGGATACGCGGTTTGCCTGTCTGTGAAAAATCCATCGGATTATATAAAAATATGTCAACAATGAAAGTATAGTTGCTAAATGCAGTATTAATGGGTAAATCTTCGTTTTTTATTTTGCCCTCATTACTCTGTGAAGTTGGATATTTACCAGAGTCATTCCAAAATAGAACACCCTTATCCGCCAATGGTATGTTTATAATACCGGGATTACCTGGCTGCAAACTGTATATGGGTACAATGAAAAAATGAATAAACAGAGAAATGACAAACAGAATAATGAAAATACCGATAAAGTATGCGCCTAATGTTTTAATACCCGCAGTTGCATTTGATGATGGACCAAATCCAGCTACAGTATTTAATGTTTGTGTATAGACCGATTGTCCAAAATCAAATACTTGTTTTGCTGCATCAGTTGCTACACCCTTAATATCGTTTTTTCTATCTTGTAAATACTGTTTTACATCGGGTATTGTGTTTATTGGTTTAACTTGGCCTGGGCCTATTGCGACTAGAGGTTTAATAGCACCATTCATAGCTTTAACAGCATTCGTAGCAGCAGCCATCTTATCTATATTATATCTTTTTTACAGTATATAAAATGCCGCCACAAACCGACAATGTAATCAACCCTGTTAAAAATCCACGTGTAAATGAACGGTAGTCAATTTGATCCATATCTTCCTTTGTCCACACAGGTGAGCGCTTACGTTCTCCCAAGCGCTCATAATAGCGTATAACTTCTGGTTCTGTCCATTGTGGTTTGTTTAATAGTTTGTTCACTTTGTTATGGATGTCAATCGTCCATTTTAACAAATCTTCTCTGGAATCCAGAAAAGGTGTTATTGGTTTATTTGTAAGATGCTCTTTATAATGCTCTCTGCATATGGAACATGGTATAAGAAACACTAGAGATTCAAAGAACTCTTTTGCGCATTTTTTATCCGTATAGGTTGGATGTTTTGAATAACCAATGGCAACAATATGCATGGTATGCCAAAAAAATGGTCCCCATACTGTTGGTGGAAGATGCATTCTAATTACACAAGTGGACATTTACAATGGCGAATCATATACAGTATAAAGAATTTGACTATGTATCATACTAATATGTTATCCGTCCGGATACAGCATTGTACAAATTGTGGTATACAAGGACATTTATTTCGCAACTGCCCTGAACCAGTAACGAGTTATGGTGTAATTGCCATGCGGCATAATCCTACACATCCACCACATTCCATTGAATTTCTCCTTATTAAACGTAAGGATTCCATCTCATTTATTGAGCTGATTCGTGGAAAATACAATCCTAATGATCTTGTCTATATCGCCACCTTGTTGAAAAACATGACAATTGATGAACAACAACGATTACTTGCATGTACCTTTGAGGATATTTGGCATAGTATTTGGGGAAATGCCTCCAAATTACAATCGCATAAAAATGATTATAAGAAATCGGAAGAGCGTTTTTTAATGCTACGACCACTACTTGATGAATTAATTGCCAAAAATCAGTCAGTATGGGAAGAACCTGAATGGGGATTTCCTAAGGGACGACGGAATACATTTGAAAAAGATATCCATTGTGCCATACGTGAATTTAAAGAAGAAACTGGTCTACGCGACGATGAGTTTAATATGATTTACAATACACAGTCTATTGTGGAAACATATGTTGGTACAAACAATGTTACGTACTGTCATAAATATTATTTAGCAGTATGTACACCTGACATAGAAGTTAGATTGGATCAAGATAATATACATATGACACGTGAGATTGGTGATATACGTTGGCTGTCATTTGACGATGCTTTTATAAAAATACGCCCCGGTAATGCAGAGAAACGAGAGATTTTAGTGAAGGCAAAGAGAATCATTACACAGTTTCATATGATTGATATCTAAATATAAAACATCATTATAAAGAAAAATATATAATAGCATGTCTTCGGATAATGAGGATGATGATCTTGACTTATTCTCAGATGTTCCAGACTTAGGAGCTCCTGCTGCAGCTCTTACAGCTCCTGCAGCTCCTGCAGCTCCTGCTGCTGCTATTCCTGTATCACAGAATCCTATTGTAGCAGCTCCTGCTCCTGCTCTAGCTCCTGCAGCTCCTAAACTGGGAATTCCTAAAAAAATATCAATACTATCAAAACCGATTACAGTCGCGCCTGCTCCTGTAGCTACTGTAGCAGCTGCTCCTATAACTCCTGCTGTAACAGCACCTGCTGTAACAGCTCCTACTATAGCT